TCTAAATCTTGAAGCTCTTTTAGTTTTAATGCAAAGTTTTTACCTTTTTTTTCTCTTTCTTTTTTTTTAAAAGACTGCACTGCTTGTTGACCCTCTGGAGACGATTGAAGGTTTTCTACCATATTTTGCATTACTGAGAAATAATCTTCAGCAGAAGAATTATTATTTGGCAAATAACTATTTAATATATTGTTTTTGGGAGTCATTCAGATTGCATTATTTTTTAAGTCTTCTAGCTCTAAGTCTTTTTGGTTTCATTAACCTTCCCTCAAGATGTTCTTTAGAAGTAAGAGGCTCACCAGTTTTTATATCATAGTTAGATGACCTTCTAATTTTTTTAGCACCAGAAGGTTTAGGATGCACTTTAGATTCTTCATCTCTTTTTTTAAAAGCCTTCAGTTCTTTAGATGTTAGTTTTTTTGCTTTAGACATAATTATATCCTTATGATTTTTTATTCTTGTTTGCAAAATTGCGCGCAGCCTCAACAGAACCAAATCCCCATTTTTTTAAAGCCAAAGCTTTTCTAGTAGGTCTTCCTTTTGAATCTTTCATAGGTCCTTTCATTCCAGCAAATCTCGCGGCGAACGATACTCGCCTTGGATTTGTTCCTTTTGGAACAGGAGCTTTTAAAGTCCCTCCAGTTTCTGCTTTATAGCTTGCACGCCCTTTAGCGTTTAAACCGCCCTTAGGATTTTTACCCTCTTTACGTCTCCAAGCCGCTGTTTTCAGTCTTTTCATAATTAAAATGGTGCGTTTTTATCCTCTACCTTAAATGAAATGTATTCAACCCCTGATTGACCCACTTTCTTCCAGCCTGCAACCTTAACATCTCTACCACCTATTTTTCCTTGTCCCGTAAAATCGGGCTGGCTTTCTTTTTCTTTGTTTTCGTTGTTAAATATTGAAAATGTGTCATCTTTTTGTTCGTAAGGCATTTAAAACTCCTGAATTTGTTGAAAAATAATTTTATTCCCCGATAAAAATATAACGATAATGTTACAGTAAATAAAAGCAAAAAAGGTTGAGCCGACAACCTAAGGTTTACCTAACCTAAGGTTAACTATACTTAAGGTTTTTAGTTTTTTTTATTTAAAGTTTATCTATATACTATATTCTATTTCACTTTCTATTTCAAAGAAAGGCTATCAATGGCTAATAGCCAACGTATAGCCTATGGCTATAGCGTCGCTATAGCGGGGCTATAATGCTATAAGTATAATAATATAGGGTATTTACATAAAAAATACAGGTGTGCTTTTTGTGTGCAAAAGTGTGCATAGTCAAAAACTGTGCAAAAAATGGATGGGCTGTACCTTACGTATGCACACCCCCCTACGCATGCGTTTCGCGTTGGAAGTTTTCGTTGAGTTCGCGTTTTGCGTTCGTTATCCTCTACGCGTACACAGTCCTTGGTTTTCCTTGCCTCGTTTTGTGCTAGCTTGGTGCTATATACCGTCGGTTATAACTGTTTTTCTAGGTTTCGCCTAGTTTTCTTGGTAAATTTGGGTATCGCCGACGGCACTAAGTCGAAGGTTTTAACGAATCATGTTGACGCATGATATAATACGCGAAGGACACCCTTCGCGAAGGAGAATCGCCATGAGCATTTCTATATACAACCCTAACAACGAAGTTGTTAACCGTAGCGACGTAAACACCCAAGCAGGAACTGAACGCGTAGATATTCCTACGCACGAAGAAGAGCAAGCTCTTCTCGCGTATGAGGAACATTTTCGCCAACCAGAACTAGCTAGCTTTCTCCAGAACGCGCAAGACCGTGCGAAATTAAGCGCCGTCTACGACTTCGAAGCCGAACTGCAACGCCGAGAGGAATCCGACATGCCGAACGCACAAGACTACGCGATGAATCTCGCGCTGTCTAACGGCTTTACCATCGACGAGAGTTCCGACGGTAACACGCGTTGGAATCATCTCAACGCGTAGACTGTAGCCGACGAGATACACAACCAAAGCCAACCCTAGACAGGGGTCTATCCCTTTGGGATAGCTAGGTTCGAGTCCTAGCTAGGGTTCTATAGCCAAGCTATAGC